ATGCCCATGGGCGCGCACGATTTACTGCGCCCGCATCGCATCGGGGCTGGGCTATGACGCTGCGCGCAGGCGAACTGAGGGACAAGGTAGTCATCCAGCAAAAGACATCTGGAACAGACTCGTGGGGCGCTCCATTGCCCGAAGCGTGGGAGGACTACGCCAGCGTGTGGGCGAACATACGCTTCCTATCCGGTACGGAGTCCATCAAGGCCGGCGCTGATGTGTCGGTGGTACGAGCCTCGATCCGCATCCGCTGGCGCCAGGACGTGACGGCAGGAATGCGCATTGTTGCTGGTGCTGCGGTGTACGACATTGAGGCGGTTTTGCCTGGGCAGAGGCGCGAGTATGTGGATTTGCAGGCGAAGAGGGTGAGCTGACATGGGCATGGCTGTTCGCATGGATGTGTCGCGGTTCAAAGAGCAACTGCAAGCTACTGCTGACAGGTTGCATAAGGCCACACGACCGGCTGCTCAGGCAGGGGCGCAGATCATCTATGAGCGTGCGCGCATCAACGTTCCGGTATCGAAGGCGGCGCACATGTTCTATGGGACAAACTCCGTGTACGGCCCATACAGCCCTGGGAACCTGCGTGATGCGATCTATCAGGTGTTCAGCAAGGACAAGAGTTTCAAAGACCGTAGCGTTTATCACCTGAGCTGGAATAAGGACGAGGCGCCCTACGGTTTCATGGTTGAGCTTGGGACAAGCCGCGCGCCGGCCCATTCGTTCATTGGCCGTTCGGTGGTTGAAACCCGCGCCCAGGTGCGCGAAGCCATCAAGGCGCGCTTCATTCAAGAGGTGAACCAGTGAGCATGGAGCTGGACTTGATCGCCGCGCTCACGGCACTGTGCCCGCGCGTGTACCCGGACGTTGCGCCTGCAGGCACGACAGCGCCGTTTGTCGTATGGCAGGCCATTGGGGGCGAGCCCATCAACGCCCTGGACAACGCGCCGGCAGACAAGCGCAACACCTACCTGCAGATCAGCGTATGGGGCAAGGGCCGCATGTCGCCAACGACATTGATTCGGCAGATTGAGGACGCCTTGCGCGGTTCCGCTGCATTCGTCGCTACGCCCATGGGCGAGGCGCTTTCTACCTACGAGCCTGACACGCAGCTGTACGGCTCCATTCAGCGGTTCTCTATTTGGGCCGCACGCTGACCCACTGAATTAGGCGAAAGCCAAACCTAGACAGCCCCTCTCGGGAAACCGAGCGGGGCTTTTTCGTTGCCCGGTAAGGGCGCAACCAGACCCGCTTCGGCGGGTTTTTTCATTTGTGAAAGGCCCACCATGGCGTATTCCCTCCCCGAAGGCAGCTCTCAGCAGTTCGCCAACACCTTCGCCACCGCGAAGACCATCACCGCAGTCACCAACGCGAACCCTGCCGTAGCCACCAGCGCTGCGCACGGCTACGCCACTGGCGACGAAATCCTGTTCACTTCCGGCTGGGAAGACGCGACTGATTCGGTCTACAAGATCGAGGTCATCGACGCAAACAGCTTCAAGATTCTGGGCCTGGACACCTCCAGCACCAACTTCTTCCCCGCTGGCACTGGCACCGGAACCGCTCAAAAGGTCACGGGCTGGACCGTCATCCCCCAGGTGCTGACCATCAGCCCCAACGGCGGCGATGCACGATTCACCGATGTGAACCCGCTTGCCAAGCGCAACGGCATCCGCATCCCGACCGGCTTCAACGCCACCAGCCTGACGCTATCGCTCGGCTTCGATGCCACGAATGCCAACTACAAGACGATGGTGGGCATCTCGCGTTCGCTGTCCAAGGTGGCCTTCAAGCAAGTGCTGTCCGGTGGCGCTGTTCAGTATGGCTACGGCTACATGAGCGTGAGCGAGTTCCCACGCTTGAACAACAACCAAGTCAACACGGTTGATGCGGCCCTGACGTTCCTGGGCCGAACCATGTCCTACGACGTGTAACCCATTCCCGGCGCAAGCCACCCCTGAGCGCCTACCCGGCTCGTTTCGTCCTTCGCAGGGCGGGCGGGCTGGGCAAGGGCATTGCAAACCCTGCGAAGAAAGCAATCCATGGCAAACAAAATCGTCCTGGGCAAGCGCCCCAAGAATTTCAAGCGCGTCATCTCCTTTGACCTCCCTGAGGGTGGCAAGGGCTCCATTGAAGTCTCGTTCCTGTACCGGACACGAACTGAGTTCGGCACGTTCGTTGACGAGTTGTTTGAAGCCGCTGGCATCAAACCAGGCAGCCAATCTGACGAGGATGTGAAGTTCTCGCTCAAGCAGGCTCTGGAGAAGACTGTTGACACGAACAGCGACTACATCATGAAGATCGTTGACGGCTGGAACCTCGATGCTGAGTTCTCGCGCGACAGCGTGCAGCAGATGTGCGATGAGTACCCTGGTGCGGCTATGGCAGTCATCGACGCCTACCGCTTTGCAATCACAGAGGGCCGCTCGGGAAACTGACGGCGGCGGGCGCTGCGTTGTATGAACGCGCAGCGCCAGAACAGGACAAGGCCAACCCGTTCCTTGCTGCTGTCATCAAGCATGGGGGCGAACAGATCGTAGAGGTCTGGCCCGAAAACTGGAGAGCCTTTTCCTTGTTCACGAAACTGCGCACGCAGTGGAATGCAGGAATGGGCGGCCCAATTGGATTGCGCTATGAGGCCGTCTACCCGCTCATTGACCGAGAAGCGGAGAACGCTGAGGACTGGAACGATCTGTTTGATGACGTAAGGGTTATCGAGTCTGCAGCGTTGGCGGCGATTAACAGTAGAGAAACGTGATGTAGCATTCCGTCCAGTTCAATACTGGAGGGGATATGGCATCAAAAGTAGGCGTTCTTAAGCGGGTGGTTGGCCTTCCGGTGGTTGCAATCATCCTATTGATGGTCATTGGATTTTTCGCTGGTGATGCACCAGATGGAAATTCACGTTCCGAGGCCAGAGCGGCTATAGGGCTGTGCTGGAAAGAGCAGGAAAAGAAGTCACTGGACCAAGGGACAGCACGCTTCGCAGCTAGCGTCTGCGAAAAAATGGAAACCGATTACCGCGCCAGATGGGGCAGTAATCCATGAGCTAACAGACCGCCATCAGGCGGTTTTCTTTTTTGGGCCTCACGGCGCGAGTCGTGGGGCCTTTTCTTTTGGGCCATCGCATGTCTGATTTGCAAATACAAGGCGAAGTCGTAGTCTCGTCCGAGAAGGCCGAGGCTGCGTTCGACCGCGTAGGCGACAAAGCCGAGCGCATGGCATCTGATGTTGCCAAGTCTGCCAATGAGGCGGGCAAAGCAGTTGACGGCATCGGTGGTGGCGCAGAGAAGAGCGCGGAGAAGTTCACGCGGGCCGAGGCGCGCATTCGTGACTCCATCAAGAAATCAACCCAAGAGTTGCAGTTGCTTGGCAAGACGGCTAGCGAGAAGCTGGAGTTCAAGATTGCAGACCGGGGCCTTGATGCATCCAAGTTCGCGCCGTACATCGCAGAGCTGAAAAAGGCCGAAGCCGCCCAGCGCGATGCAACGACTGGCCTTAATGCAATGGGCATGTCTGCAAAGCAGACAGCTGCCGCGCTGCGCCAAGTTCCCATGCAGTTCACTGACATTGTTGTCAGCCTGCAAGGCGGGCAATCGGCCATGCAAGTGTTCTTGCAACAGGGCGGGCAGTTGAAGGATATGTTCGGCGGTGCTGGTGCTGCTGCAAGAGCGCTGGGCGGCTACGTGATGGGCCTCGTTAACCCGTTGACCCTTCTTGCTGCTACGGCTGCAGGTATTGCTGTTGCCTACAACCAGGGCAGCAAGGAGAGCGATGCGTTCGTCCGGTCCATCGTGACAACTGGCAACGCATCCGGCGTCACTACCAGCCAGTTGCGTGACTATGCGCGCGCAATTGATAGCGTCGTCGGCACTCAGGCACAGGCGGCTGAGGGACTCGCCGCGTTCGTTGCTGCAGGGGTCCGAGGTGGCGACGAGCTGCGCAGGTACACGCAGACCGCTATCGAGTGGGAAAAGGCAACCGGGCAGGCTGTTAGCAAGACAGCAGATCAATTTGCTAGCCTGCAAAAAGACCCGCTCACGGCAGTTCTGAAACTGAACGAGGGAACCAACTTCCTCACGACGAGCATTTATGAGCAGATCAAAGCTCTTACTGAGCAGGGCAGGTCTGCGGATGCATCCAAGATTGCAATGGATGCTCTCGACACAGCCATGCGCGAACGCAGCAAGGCTATTGAGGCGAATCTTGGCTACATCGAGCGCGGGTGGAACGCAGTTAAGAACGCAGCGAAAGAGGCCTGGGATGCAATGCTCAGCGTTGGTCGTCGCTCGACTCTTGGTGACCAGCTATCCGCCGCAGAAAAGGAGCTGGAGAACCGCCAAGCCAAGTCTGGAACGGTAGGGAATGATGCTGCATGGCAGGCTGGGAATGCGCGCCTACGCGCCCGCATCGACTATCTCAAGGACTTGATTGGCAAGGAGGAAGCCTCTGCAAAAGCTCAGGCTGATTCTGGCCGGCAAATGGAGTCGAATCGCAAGTGGGAGGAAGGTGGGCTTCGTTTCCTGAGTGACAGTGAAAAACTCACGCGCGAACTGACAAAGGCCCGCAACGAAGGCGTAGCCGCTGGGAAGACGCAGGCTGAAATCGAGACTCGACTGCAGCAGATCCGCGACAGTTACAACAAGAAGACTGGCGGAGGCGCGTCTGCAGAGAACAAGGAGTTGCGTGACCGTCAGCGCATCTATGCTGAGCTGGTTGGTGTTTCGTCCACCTACTACTCGGAGTTGGAAAACTACCAGAAGCAGCGCGCCGCTGGCGTGGTGACGGAAGAGCAGTATGTGGCGGCAGTGGAGAAGCTGATAGCCAAGCAGCCCTTCGCGACAGAGCTTGCTAAGGAGTCTGCCAAGGCAGCCAAGGAAGAGGCTGCGGCTCTTAACGAGGCCGCACAGCAGCGCTACAAGGCGGCGCAAGCCGCAGAGCAATCCGTCAATGGGCTGATGGCCGGCAACCAGCAACTCCGCGACGAAATCCAGCTCATCGGCCTGAGTGCCACGGAGCAAATGGAAGTCCTGCGCTTGCGCGAGGAATCCGTGCTGCTGGTGAAAGAGCAGCACCTGGCCGAGATGAAGCGGGCCGAGGACATGACCGGCACCATGACGCGCGAGCGCATTGCCCTGGAGCAAGAAATCGAGCTGCGCCGCGAGCGGCTGAATCTAATGGGTGACAAAGCGACAAAGGAGCAGTTCGCCGAGTCAAACCGCGAGATGACGAGCGAGTGGCGGCGCACCGTGGACCAATACGGCGATGTGTTCCGCAAGGGCTTCGCCGACATGCTCAACAACGGCAAGGACGGCTGGAAGAGCTTCACCCGCTCCCTGGTGACCACGTTCAAGACCACCGTGGCCGACCAGATTTACAAGATGTTCGCGCAGCCGTTTGTCGTGAACATCGTCGGCAGCCTGCTTGGGGTGACGGGTGGTGTTGGCGGAGCTGCTGTGCAAGCCGCATCGGGCGGCTCCAGCATCCTCGGCATGGCCAGCAACGCCAGCAGCTTGTATTCGCTCGCCACGAGCAACAGCATGGTCGGCAATGCCGTCAGCACCGTCGGCGGCTGGCTGGGCCTGGGCGCATCGACAACGGGTCTGGGTTTAACGGCTGGCGCTGGCGCGGGTGCAATTGGTGCCGGCATTGGCTCCAGCCTCGGCCTGGGCGCGGCCGGGTCGGCGGCTACGGGCCTGGGCGCGGCCGGGTCGGCGGCTACGGGCCTGGGGTTGACCGCTGGCGGCGGCCTTGGCATCACCGCCGGCAGCGCGGGCGCAAGTGCCATCGGCGCAGGGATTGGCACTAGCGCGGCAGCTGGGGGAGCCGCCGCTGGTGGAGCAGCGGCTGGTAGCGGTGGTATTGCTGGCGCACTCTCGGCTATCCCTGGGTGGGGCTGGGCGCTGGCTGGTGCCGCCGTGGTACTGGGCAGCGTGCTTGGCCGCAAGGTGGAGAAGCGCGGCCAGGGCATCATGGGCGTGCTGGGTGAAGAGGGCGGAGTTCACGACCTGGACCTGATGCGCAAAGGTGGGTCCATCGTTGGCGGCCCCAAGTGGTTTGTGCGGGACATGGGCGTGTCCGACATGGACAAGGCGCTGCAGGAGACCTACAAGCAGCAGCGCGACGCCCTCATCGACATGGGCAAGGCCCTGGGCTTGGCCACCGATGGTGTGGAGAACTTCACCGTCCAGCTCGGCAGCGACGAGCTTGGCGACAAGAAAGTGCGCGGCATCCGCCTGGACGGCCTGAGCGACGAAGAGGCGCAGAAGAAGATCGCCGAAGCCCTGGCTACCGCCAACAACGAGATCGCGCAGCAGATCATCGGCACCTGGGAGCGCACCGTCCGCGAGGTCGAGCGCATCGACATCAGCAGCCCCACAGACGTGGGCGACACGACGGACTACGGCGTGCCGAACGTCATTCGTGAAAGCATCGTCGATGAGCGCTACATCCCCAGCGAGTTCGCCCGCGACGGTGAGCAGGCCATCGACACGCTGACGCGCCTGGCTACCAGCCTGACGGGGGTGAACACGGCATTTGAAAACCTGGGCGTCACGCTGTACGAGGCTTCACTTGCCGGCGGCGACATGGCGTCGCAGCTGGTGGACCTGTTCGGAGGGATGGGGCAATTCAGCCAGGCCACGGGCGTCTACATGCAGAACTTCTACAGCGCTGAAGAACAGCGCGACGTTGTGCGCAGGCAGCTTGAGCGCGCGTTTGAAGGCCTCGAGCTGAAGTTGCCCGACATCGATGCATCTGACGCACGCGAGCAGTTCCGAGCGATTGCCGAAGCGCAGGACTTGACAACCGAGGCGGGCCGCCGCGCCTGGAGCGTGCTGGTGCAGCTGTCGGGCGCATTCGCGGGCGTCACGCAATCCGCGCAGGATGCTGCGGAGGCCGCGCAACGCCTGGCAGAGCAGCAGGTGCAACAAAGCTTCACTGCGGTTGATGATGCCTATGCCGCATTGCAGCGCTCAGTAGATGCGCGCCGCGCTATCGTGCGCGAGACCATCGACAGCACGCGCGCCGTTTTCACCACACTGCGCGACAACGTGCGCGCGCTCTACGGCGAGGTGGGCAGCACATCGCTCATGCAGGCCGCGCAGGGCAGGGCGTTCATCGACCAGGCGCTGGTGGCCGCGAAGACCACGGGCTACCTGCCCGATGGCGACCAGCTGGCCGAGGCCATCAACGCCGTGCGCGCCGGCATGGATGGGACGGCCTACGCCAGCCAGTTCGACGCCGACCGCGACCGCCTGATCCTCGCCGGCAAGCTGAACGACTTGAAGGCCATCAGCGGCGACCAGCTCACCGAGGCCGAGCGCCAGCTGCGCGCGCTGGACGGCATCCTCGACAGCTCGATGGCGCAGATCGATGCCCTGAAGGGCATCGACAGCAGCGTCAAGAGCGTGGAGTCCGCCATTAAGGCCCTGGAGGCGGCCCTGCTGTCGGCCAACCAGCTCAAGCAGCAGCAGCAGCAGCAGGCCATGGCAAACTTGAGTGGAGGCGTGTACCACGGCAACGGCACCGTCACCACGGGCAGCGGCGCCACGGTGCCGGTGTCCGAGTTCGTCGGAAAAACAGACTCGACGCGTGCAGCGGCTTACCTTGCCTCTAACCCTGACGTAGCAGCGGCTTATGCCAGCGGCAACACCTACGGCATGACGCCCGCGGAATTCGCCACCGTGCACTACGCGCTGTATGGCCTGAGCGAGGGCCGAAAGTTTGCCAAGGGCGGCTACTACCCCGGCGGCGTGGCGCTGGTGGGCGAGCAGGGGCCGGAGCTCATCAACTTCCGCAACCCCGGCCAGGTCTACACCGCCGCGCAAACGGCGAACCTGCTTGGCGGCGGCAACACACAGCGACTGGAGGCTCTGGTGGAGCGGCTCATCGACGACAACCGCCGGCAGGCCGGCGAGATTGCGCGGCTCAACGCCCGTATGGCGCGCGTGATGGAAAAGTGGGACGGCGACGGCATGCCGGGCGCGCGCATGGAGGCGGCGGTATGAGCATCAGCACATTGGCCGTCGTGCGCCCGCTGGCCATCACGCCCGCGATGTTGGTGAGCAGCGATGTTCCTGAGGCCGACTACCCGGAGTGGGCCGCGGGCACGACCTACGCCGACAAGGACCGCGTCATCAAGGGGCACAAAGTGTGGCAAGGCGTGGGCGCCAGCAACGTCGGCAACGACCCCGAAACCTCGCCCACCAAATGGCAAGAGGTCGGCGCCACCAACCGCTGGAAGCCGTTCGACCGGTCGGTGTCCAGCCAAGCCAGGCAGGCCAGCGCCATCAGCTACCGGATCAAGCCCGGCCAGGCCGTCACATCCGTGGGCGTGCTCAATATCCAGGGCGGCACATCGCTGCGCGTGCGCGTCATCGATCCGGCCTACGGCACCGTGTACGACAAGACCGCCTCCCTGGCGCGCGTGCCCGTGGCCGCCGCCTGGTGGGCCTGGTTCTTCGGCGAGCGTCGCACCCCCACGCAGGCGCTATTTACCGACCTGCCGAGCTTCCCCGGCGCGGACGTTCTCATCGACATTGCCGGCACGGCCGAGCTCGCGGTGGGCGTGATCCTGCTGGGTCAGGCGCGCAGCTTCTCGCTGGGCGTGCGCATGGGTGCGCGCGTGGGCATACAGGACTACTCGCGCAAAGAGCGCACCGAGTTCGGCGACGTGATGCTCGTGGAGCGCGCCTTTGCCAAGCGCGCCAGCTTTCCCATGCTGCTGCGCGCCGCCGAGGTGGATGCGTTCAACGATTTCCTGGCCTCGGTGCGCGCCACGCCCTGCCTGTGGATCGGCTCCGGCCGTTACGAATCGACCACGGTCTACGGCTTCTACAAGTCGTTCGACATCGTGATTTCCTACTTTGACTACTCCGACTGCGAGCTCGAGCTTGAGGGCCTGACATGACCGACATCGTGATTCCCACCCCGATTAATGCGCTGCCGCCAGCGCCACTGCCGACCGACACGCCGGCGGAGTTTGATGGCAAGTCGTTTGCGCTGCTGGGCGCGCTCGACCCCATGGTGACGCAGGCGAATGCCGCCATTGCCTCGGCCAACACCAATGCCACGGCCGCGCACGAGCGCGCAGCGACTGCGTCCGCAGCAGCGACCACGGCCACGGCGCAGGCCGACGCAGCCATGGGCTACCGCAACGCCGCACGGGCCGCAGCAACCACTGCGACTGATAAAGCTGCAGAAGCAGACGCATCGGCCATTTCCGCAAGCAAGCTCAACCTGGGTGACAAATCCGCACCGCCAACTACCGACAACCAGGGCGGCGTCCTGCGCGCAGGCGCCACGTACTACGACACCAAGCTGAACAAGTGGCGCGTGTGGACCGGCACCGCTTGGGGTGATGGCATCAGCGCTGTGGCGGGCGTGAGCAGCCTGAACGGGCAGGCGGGCGACTTGACTCTCAAGACCGTGGCAGGCCAATCCTTGCTGGGCGATGGCGATATACCAGGTGGTAGCCCTGAAATCATCGCACCCACCAACGCCAGCCCTGCCAACGGTGCCGCCAGCATCCAAGAAACACCCACGCTCACGGGCTCCACGTACTACGAGATGTACGGCGCCGCACAGACGGCGATCCAGGTGCAGGTCCATACATCCGCCGATTTTGCGGCGCCCGCGTACAGCTCGGGCGACCAACCCGCAGGCACGTCGTTCACGCTGCCGGCGGGCGTGCTGCAGACCAGCAAGACTTACTACTGGCGTATGCGCTACAAGAGCGCGCGCGGCACGTACAGCGACTGGAGCGTCCCCACCAGCTTCACGACCGCCGCGCAGTTCAACAGCTACATTCCCGCGCCGGTAGCCACGCCGTCCAACTTCGGCGATGCGCTGGAAGGCGGCTTCTACGCTGGAATGATCTGGAACGAGCTGGTGCAGTCCGCCACCAGCACCACCATCGGCACGGGCAGCAAGACGTTTACCGTGCCCAGCATGACGGGCGCGCCCATCGTCTACGCGGGCCAGCAGCTCGAAGTGCGCAGCCGTGCAAACCCGGCCAACAAGATGGTGGGCACTGTGACCGGCGCAGTCGGCTCCAGCCTGACGCTCAACATCGCCAGCGCGGGGGGCGCTGGCACGTTTGCCGACTGGTCCATCATGAGCCGCTACCGCGTGATCGTGGCGCCCAAGGCCAGCGGCGAGAACGCCGGCGTTGCGATCAAAAACGCGAATACCGCGCTGCCTACGGCATGCCAAACGCTGACCGAAGGCCTGCGCGCCACGCAGGCCATGCGCGACGCAGACACCAGCACC